AGGAGGATAACGAGATGGGAAAATATATAGGTGACGCTAATGTTGTATCATTCTTCTATGAAAGTGGTACATATGCTAGTACAAGTGGTAACGCACAATGGATAGGAGAAGTGCAAAATCATACACCTGACGAAAATATGAATGTTCAAGCGGTTAGATACGTTGGTGGCGGAGATAGAAATGTAAATCAGTTTGTTGATGGTCCAGCAGATTATACAGGAACATTTACATATTATCCACAAGATTGGAAGTTCTTTATGTTTGCATTAGGAAGTAATGTAGACGGAGGAAGTCCATCACCATATAGTCATACAATAAGTGAAACAAATAGCACAGATGGAAACGCGTTTACATCAGGAACAACTAATCCATTTATTAGTTTTACTTTAGAAGACGCACACCAATTTAATCCGACAGGATTGAATTTTATTAGAACAATTAAAGGATGTATAGTTGACACACTAACAATATCCGCATCACAAGGAGATTTTGTTAATGTTACAGTTGATTATAGGGCACAAGATGTAACTTATAGCTCAGGAGCAGCAACAGACGTAAGTGCAGCAACAACAAGACCTTTTATGTGGAGAGATGTACAATTACAAATACCGAGCGGAACTAATTTAGATGAATTAAGAGATTTCAGTTTAAGCATAGCTCAAAACCTAGATGCACCACATTACTTGAATGGAAGCAGAGTAATATCAACGCCAGTTCCATTAAACAGAGACCATGAGTTAACTATAACAATAGATTCAACTAGTGAGTGGAACAAGACATTATACGACCAGTATTTTATGGGCGGAAGCACATTTAATGCTATGTTGATTATTGATGCGTCAACTGGTTCAAGAGATGCATTTGTTACAATGAGTGGATGTAAGATAATAGATATGGAAAGTCCAACAGCAATGGAAGGCATTGATGAGCAGACAATAACTATTAGACCACAATCAGTAAGTGCGTTAGTAAACGATACAATCGAGAAATATAATCCTTGGTAAGGAGGTAAGTTAAAATGAGTTACCTTAAGAAGGAAGGAACACTTTTACCTAGAGGTGAAAATGGCGAGTTGTTGCCAATAGAGGTAGAACTCAAGAGTTTGGATGGCCAAAAGATAATGGTTTTGCCATTAACAAGAGGCGAGATTCAAAGAATGTATTCGGATGCCAAAAGCGGAGATACAACGCGTGACCAAGATGAGAAGATAATCTTAGAAAAATGTATCAATCCGAAATATACAGAAGAAGAAGTTAAGTTTCTTAAACCAAAGATAGCAATAGCAATTGTAACAGCAATATTAGCTGTAAGTCTAGACATGAATCCAGACGAAATGTCCGAGCGACAACGGGATGAATTGTTAAATAGTCCCGAGATGGAGTTAAAAAAAAAATAAATGAGGAGGATATCATATCCTTCCTTCATTCCAAAGGCTACACGCTCTTTGATATGCCGCGTCTGACTTATCCTGAGATTAACAAATTAATCCATATAAACAACAGAGAAGCGGCTAAGCAAAAACAAGAAGCGCGTAGACTAGCTCGAAAGAGGAAAGGAAAAAGATAATGGTAAATTTAGGTGGTTTTGGAGGAGGATTATTAGGTGGTGCAGCTGTTACTATCATAATAGGTGCCGTAGATAATTTTTCTAGAACGTTCGACAAAGCGAGAAAAGATACACAGCAATTTCATAGAGATTTACGTAATTTAGGTATGCAATTGACTGCTTTAGGTGTGGCTGGAGCTATGTCTATGGGAAAGCTAGTTAAAGAGGGTGCTAAGTTTGAACAAACGCAGATAGCATTTACAACTATGCTTGATAGTGGTGAAAAGGCTCAGGCTATGTTGGAAGAGCTAGCTCAGTTTGCAGCAAGAACTCCTTTTACTTTAGAAGGAGTAGAAATGTCTGCTAAGCAGTTATTAGCTATGAGTTTTGAGGCAGAAGAGCTTATTCCTGTTCTTAAATCTGTTGGTGATGTTGCATCTGGATTAGGTATGAGAGAAGAAGGTCTGCAAAGATTAATTTATAATTTGGGACAAGTTAACACACAAACGCGACTAACAGGAAGAGAGCTAAGAGACTTTGTTAGAGCAGGTGTGCCTTTGTTAGGCGAGTTAGCAAAAAATCTAGAAGTAACAGAAGCAAAAGTTAAAGATATGATTAGTGCTGGCGAAATCAGTGCAGATGAAGTTGTAAAAGCTTTCAGAACTATGTCTAGTGAAGGAGGCAAGTTTGCTAACTTAATGGATAAACAAGCAAGAACAACTTTAGGAGCATTCTCTAACTTAAAGGACCAAGTTACTTTATTAATGAGAGAGTTTGGAGAAGTGTTGTTACCAGTTGTTAATGTTTTAGTTGGAGCAATGAAAGGACTTGTTGCTATATTAGACAGTTTACCTAAACCACTTAAAGTCGTTTTATTGGGTGCAGCTGGACTTGCTACTGTTTTTGCTTTAATTATTGGTCCTATCACATTAATTATAGGACTACTGCCCACTATGACTGCTGGATGGGTAACTTTAACAGGTGCTATTAGTGGAGCAACAGCAGCGACTTCGGCATTTGTTATAGCAAATGCTCCGTTGTTATTAGGTATTGGTGCCCTTATCACGATAGTATGGGGCGTGAGTGCAGCATTAAAAGCACAAGAAACAGCTACAACAGACGCTACAGAAGCATTTAAACTAAATGATGAAGCATTACAAAATATATTAGGAACATATGATGACTTAGATAATAAAATATCGGAGTTAACAGAAAAGATTAGAGATGAAGCGTCAGAGATGTCTGACTCACAAATTAAGTCTCTTCAAGATATTCAAGATGCAGAAGAAGAATTACATAATGCCAAGAAAGAACTATTTGAAAAAACTGGAAAAATAACTAATGATGAAAGAAAAAGATTAGAAAATTTAATAGAATTTTGGGAAGGTGAAATTGATTTTCTAAAAAGAAAACATAAAGAGCTTTTCGATGAAGAAAAAAGACTTACTAATGAAGGTATGCGACTTGCTGCATTATGGGAAGCAAAAATGGAACAGCATACACTTGGAATAACAGAATCGTTAAACACTGTAATAGATAGATTTGATGTAATGATAAAACAAGTCGAGTGGTTAAATAGAACGCCAGTTAGAATTACAATGCAAACTCAAGGTCCATTACCAGGCACATTAGGAACTGCGTCTCCAGTTAATGATTTCATTTCAAGACCAGGTCAACCTATTCAACCAATATCACCACAAGATACATTAATTGGTGTTAAGGACACATCTAGATTAGGAGGAACAAGTATTATTGTTAACATCGAAAGACTAAGTGGTCTCGACGAAGATGAGGTAACCGATATGCTTCAAAGAAAATTGGACAATATAGTTTCAGTTGTATTATAAAATGGTAGTTTATAGTAAAATTACAGTTGATGGAACACAATATAGCGATGCGAAAGAGATAGAGGTAACATCAGCTATCGGAGATAACAACAGTGCATCTTCTTTTAAAGCTGTATTTCCAAACGAAGATGGTTTACATAAAACCGATTTTGCTATAAATGAAGAAGTGATTATTTATGCTGAACAAAATGTCAATCCTCCAACTACTGTTATTTTTAGTCTTATTGAGGATATAGATTTTCGAGGAAAAGATACCGGACGAGAAGAAGTCATTATATCTGGAAGAGATTATAGCGTGCGATTAATGGATTCAACAGTAGAGCCAGAAGTATATAATGATAGTGAAGTAAGTACTATCGTGACAGATATTATATCTAAATATACTCAAGACATAACTACGATGAACGTAGATGTAACAACTACAACATTATCTTATATTGCTTTTAATCATGTTAACGTGTTCGACGCTCTAAAACAACTTGCAGAATTAAGCGACTTTATGTTTTATGTTAACATTAAAAAAGATTTACACTTCGAAAAAAAAAGTTCCATATCAAGTGGCATAACTTTAGATAATACTAATGTATATAGTTCCAAATTTAGAGAAACTGATAAATTAATATATAATAAAGTTTGGATATATGGAGATAGAAGATTAACCGGTTGGAAAGAAATTCAAAACGTTGCAGCAGGAAGTGCATATACTTTAGAATATAAACCACATAATACTAAAATTGATGTTAATGGAACAAGATATCGAGGCGGAATATTTGAAATGAGTGCTACTAATCCATCTGGAGTTCAATATCTTGTAAATTATGATGAAAAACAAATTGTATTTGTATCCGGAACAGATGCAGGAGATAATATTCCGTCCGCAGGTTCAATTTTATTTGATTATGAAAAATTAACTCCGATTGCAAAGTATGGAGAAAACACCACAAGTATTAGTGATTATGGGCCGCACACTTATATCAAAGTTGATAAAAGCATTAAAGACCCGAGAATAGCAACTGAATTGGTTAGAAAAATTTTAACTAATTTTAATTCACCAAAGAAAGAAGGAACATTAGAGTTGCAAGGAGTAACTTCATTAATAGCAGGGAACACTGTTACAGTTAACTTGCCAAATGAAAATGTAAGTTCTGCTATATATGATGTTTTAGAAGTTAAATATACTTTAACTAAAAAAACAGAGCGGAACGAAAAGATAATGAGAGTAAGAGTTGCTAATAAAATTAGAGATGTCGTTGATACAATAAAAGATATATTAATTAAATTAAAACAACTTCAGGCAGATTCAGTTGAGTTTGACGTTCTTACAAGATTAATGGATTCAGCTGGTTCAACTGGAGTAAGAGTAAAAAATTGGATTATAAACACGAAAAGTTTAGGACACAGCTTTATTATAGGTCATCCAGTCAATGGACAAATAGGAAGTCCAAACTTAGGAGTTAATGGCTCACATATATTAATAGGAGACCACAAAGGAGCTTTAACATTTCATTCAAGTGGAGGAGATATATAATTATGGTATTCACAAATCGGGGTAAATCGGGTACAGCATTGCTTTGGTCAGTTAGCGGAAATAGACCAGACCAACTAGCATTAGGAACTGGTAGTGCAGCAATCGCAATTACAAGAACGGGTTTAGTTACTTTCGATAAATCTACGAATTTTACAACTACGGATATTTCAGTTGTAAACGAAGTAACGTTTACATCGGATTTTTCTGCATCAACAATGAGCGGAACGAGCTTAACAGAAATGGGAATTATAACTAGTGGAACAAGTTATGATTTATGGAATGTTGAAGGATTTGCTGCAATAGCATTTGATGGAAGTAATGAACTACAAGTTCAGGTAACTTTCCAAACATATTAGGAGGATAAAAATGGTTACAATAAGTGAAAAATATACAACTGATGATGTTTTGATGCCAGGACCGAGTGGTGCCAATATTGGCGCATCGGGAATTAATGATATTACTAAACAAATTAATGTTAATACATCCGGAATTAGTGCTAACGCAACCAATTTAACTAATTTGAAAGAGAATATGATGGTTCTTATGTATTCTGGTAGAGGAACAGTTCAAGAACTTAATGAAGCTACTGTTGATAGTTTTACATTTACTGCTGGAGATTTTGCTGATACTGATACGATATGGGTGTGGGCTTTTGCTCCATCCAGCACACAAAATATTGTTTTTAAAGTCAGAATAGAAGATGGCACAAATACACTAGATAGTGATGTCCCTGCAGGTCAATCCAGACAGTGTTTAGACCTTAAATTCTTTCAAAACACTGCAGGAGCCAACACTCAATTAATAGGTGTTCAAAGGGCAATAGATGTTACAGGAGAAACAGAACGTATCTCATTAATTACTGGTACTATGATTGCCAACTGGATTACCACAGCGTTTAGTATTAAATTAAGAATGGATACTGATGATACTGTTAGAGAATATTTTTGGTTTATATATAAGATAAAGGGAGATTAAAATGAAAACATATCAAACAAATGAAAAAGTAAATATACAGGCTTTACAAGATGAACTTGGGAAACCAATTAAATTAAAAGGTAATACTTTGCTCTTCGAAATTAAGGATGAAAAGGAAATTGATAATATCTTAAAACTTATAAACAAACATAAAATTACTGATAAGTCTGAATTCGCGAAACTATCTACTAATGCCGAAAAAATAGAATTTCTCGCAAAGAAATTGAAATTAAAATAATGGATATGCGAGTTCAAAGTAATCGTAAATTAACTATATACTCAATTATATAAAAGTTTATAAAGGAGAAAAGATTACTAATATCAATTAAAATGGCTAAAGAAATATATAGTTTGATAATTGGATTTCTTAAATCATTGAAAAATGTAGTTATAACTGTAGGGTCTGCTGCAATGTCTCATTTGTACTTAACATATCAACAATGGGTACCATCTAAATACATCTGGATAGCAGATTTTATAGTCGCGCTAATAGCATACATGATTAAGAATAAAATTCAATTTGAAAAACGAAATAATTAATTGGAGGTTAAGACTATGGCAAAATGGTCTGAAGAAGAAATTAATACTTTAAGAAAACTTAATGCGCAAGGAATGGGACCAAAAGATATTTCTGATGTTATGCCCGGAAGAAGTTACCAAGCTATCAAATCTAAATTGACTGGTTTGGGATTACTTATGCAAACACCACAAACAGAAGAATCTATCCTTTCTGACTTTGAGCAACAAGTACTAAAAATGCTTGAGGGCAAAGATGGTAAATCTGTCGTTGATATTGCCGATGCTTTAGATAGAGGACCTCGACAAATAACTAATATGATAAAGCACTTAAGGGCTCGAGGATATAATGTTGAAATAAATGAAGGCGAGATACAAAAATTCTATTTAAGTAAAGATATTAGACCAAAAGAACCAACTACTATCAATATTGATAGTTTCTTTAAAGGAGGAAGAATTAGAATTGGTGCAGTATCTGATACTCATTTGGGGAGTATTTATGAACGACTTGATGTACTAAATGCTCTATATGATATATTCCAAAAAGAAGGAATTAGTATGGTACTTCATGGCGGAAATATGATTGAAGGAGAAGCTAGATGGAATAAGTTTGAACTTCAAGATGAGGCACACGGATTAGAAGACCAAATTAGATATTTTATTGAAAAATATCCACAAAGAGATGGAATAACAACATTCTTTATTTGTGGAGATGACCACGAAGGTTGGTACACACAAAGAGAAAAAGTAGACGTTGGTAGAATGATTGAACTTGAAGCTAGAGCTGCAGGAAGAAAAGATTTAAGATATCTTGGTTATCTGGAAGCGGATATTAAATTAGAATCAAAAGTAGGAACGGCATGGTTAAAATTGATGCACGGTGGAGGAGGAACTGCATACGCGGTTAGTTATACGCCACAAAAGATTATTGAATCATTTCAAGAAGGAGAAAAACCTCATATTTTATTACTTGGACATTACCACAAAGCAATGGCAATGTATGAAAGAGGAGTGCATTGTGTTCAGTTAGGCTGTACGCAGGACCAAACACGATTTATGAGAAAGAGAAAATTAAAAGCCCATTTGGGAGGATACATCATTGATTTTACACAAGCCGAAGACGGAAGTATTAGTAGATTTAACACAGAATTCTTTCCGTTTTTCGATAGAGGATTTTATGAAAGAATGTGTATATAGTAAAAAAAATAGTAGAAAATAATACCGAAATAATAGGATACGCTGGTTTAATAGTCATAATTATAGCATATTTACATGAAGGAAATGTTCTTCGCATTTATTCAATATTTGGTAGTTTACTTCTCTTTATGTATTCTTTATTAATTAAAAGTTATCCCTTTGCGGCGTTACAAATACTTGCAATAGTTGCAAATCTTTGGAGGATATTATCATGAAAAAGATATACTTAGCTGGTTCAATGGAGCACGCAAAAGATGGCGGAGTAAACTGGAGAAAAGAAATTGCTTCTTTATTACGAGAAAGGGGATTTATAATTCTGAATCCAATTGAAATGGATGAAGCAGCTGTTGGAGAAAAATATGAAGATTTTGTTAAAAGATTAAATATACTAAAACAAATGAGTATAAAAGAATATAAACGACACTTCGATGAAATTGTGGCAAGAGATACTGTAGAAATTTATAATGCTGACATAGTTATTGCACGTTATGAAGAATATGAACTTGGACAAAGAGGAACTATCTCAGAAATATTTTATTCTTCACAAATACTGAACAATCCAACTTATTTATTTACATCTAATAAACTTATTGATATTTCTGGATGGATTCTAGGTTGTATTCCTTTAGAAAGAATTCACAAATCATTAGAGGAGGTAGTTGAACATGTCACGAAAGAGTTCGGAACATCAAAAAAGACTTGATGAGATGGTTGCAAAACCATACTTGATAAATCAAGAAGATTCAGTATTGAGGGCAAGTAATGTATATTTAGGAAGAGCTAATAACTTAAAAGGAGAAATAGATTGGCTCGGATTTGATGGTCATACAATTACTGTTATACAATATCAATGCGCTGGAAATAATAGAGAAAGGGCGCTTAAACAATTAAAAAGAGATAAAAATTATCTAAGGCAATATATCCCAGAATTTATTGCACCAATAAGAACATTATATATACATAATGATTACAAAATAGAAGAGGTAAATGTGTGAAATAAATAAAAATGAAAAAAACTTTAGCGGCTTTAGTTCTTGCAGTATATGCAGCTTTTGCGGGAACTGGAACAATACAAGAGCAGTCTAATCATGATGAAAACGACCTCACAAAGAATCGAAAATATTATTTTCAGCAAGTGAGAACTTTGCCCAAAAGAGAAATCTTCATAGGTCGAATGAGAGGATATTCAACAATAGATGACCACATAATAAGCGTCCTAGTTGGTTCAGATACAGATTTTGATGCCAGAATAGATTTATGGGAATTGTATTATACAAAGGGAAGCCCATCAGACCCATTAAAAGGACTTACTAGTTTGGCGTTATTATCTGAAATAGAATCTTTTCCTTACTGGTTTGCCTTTGATAAGAACAAAGACCAGATATTTGATAAAGAGGAAATGTTCAGGATTTCTCCCAGATTTGACAGAAATGCAATTTGGAATGCTAAAAGTTACATAGAAAGAAATCAAAAAATCTTAGAGAAAGAAAGAGCCAAGCCGGAATGGAAGAAACAAGGTTATAAAGATGCAGCTCAAATGCAAATGCACAAAATAGAAGCATATAAATTATTTGCCATAGACATAGATGGAGATGGTACTAAAGAGTTAGTAGAATATCATGTTTATCCAAGACCTTATCCAGAACCCATTTGGAATAATGAAATACCTAACTGGAAAAAGATAGATATAAGAAAGAAAGTAAATTACATAAGAGTATGGGAGCCACTAGATAATTTGGGAAATTGGAGAGAGCCCATATTGAAAGTAAGAAAGAGTGTTAATAACAAACAATATACTTTAAGGTTTTCAACACTATGGCTGGATTATCCTTGCACATCATATGCGGCAGGATATGTTAATGAAGATAAGATATTAGACCTTGTATTTTCTAACAAAGAGTATGGAAAAGTTCTAATGTTTAATAAAGATAATAGTCAATTTGATATTAAACATATTGTTAACCAAGAATAACAACAAAACGTTTATAAACTACAATATATATAGTTGAAAACAAAAGATTTATAAAGGGATAATCTAATATTATTGAATATAAATTACGGAGGTAATATATAAAATGGAAAACAAAAGTTTGTTGTGGGGAACTCTTATAGCAGCATTTATAGCAGCACTATTTAGTTTAGTTGCTATAGTTAATGTACAAGATATTCCAACAGCAGCAGAGATAGCTTCACAAGTTCAATTACCAGTAAATGAGTTTGATGAAGACGCGATAGCTACTTCATTAGCTGAAAAACTAGGGACAGAATTACCTGAAGACATACAAAGCCAATTAGATGACATTAACCAGAAACTGTATGAAGAAGACAACTATAAATCTTTTTTGAAAAAAGTTGCTTATGATGAAATCTTTAATGATGATGACGAGCCACAAAGAAGTTTCTTGAAAGACTTATATAGTGAATTAAAAGACCAAGGATATGATATTGATAGTAGAAGTGATATTGAGTATGTTAAGGTAAGAGATGTTGATGTAAATTCCTTTGATATTGATGACGAAGAAGGTGTTGTAGAATACAAATTAAAAACAAGATTCTATGATGAGACTGAAGAAGATGACTTGAAGGAAACTTTCTATGTAACATTCACCATAGAAGAAGGTGATGTTGAAGAAATAGAGTTTGAGTTTTAAAACTTAAGCTCATCTTTTTCTTTTTTTATATTTTTTATTACCGTAAGATGTTTTAAAAAATTTAGAAATTCTTTTCTCTGTTTGCCTGATTTCATTCCGATTAAGTTTTGGTTCAAAATTATTTAACCGATTTTGTCGTTCTATAATCCGTCGCTCTTTTTCTGCATCTCGTTGTTTTTTCTTTTGAGATTTAATTAATTTTTGTTGTTCCTTAAATTTGCTTCCTTTCGGCATTTAATTCCTCCAGTGCCTTAATACCTTTCTTAGCTGTGTTATCCCATGTCCATTTCTGAGCATCTTTAAGAGCTTGTTCACCTTTCTTTTTAACCTCATCTTGATTTTCGAAAGCATATCTTAAAAGTTCTCTTAGATGCTTTCTATCTGGAACAGCCCAATTTACAGACTCATACATAATATCCCAGTCTACAGGCATAAGAGCATAATTAATTTTCCAACTATTCTTTTCAGTCATATAATCTGTCTGACCACCAAATCCAGTTTGAATTGTAGGCATACCTGTTGCCATTGCCTCTAATCCTGGTAGATTAAATCCATCAGCCATTTGAGTTGAAACAAAACAATCTCCTTGGTTATATAACTCATTTAGGATTGGAAGCGTAACGTTATCTGCAGTTACTTGTATCTCGGCATGGTCTTTAGCTAGATTTAATTTAGCCATCTCATTTTGTATATTCCAACCAGGTTGATTATATGCTGGATTAATTTTAGCTAATAGTCTTACTGGCTCATCTTTTCTAAACTCTTCAGCAAACGCCTTAAATAAATACTGCATTCCACCTCTATCCCTCATTCCATAAGCCCAACCTTTGTTAGCGAAAAAAGTAAACTTATCACTTCTTTCTACT